ATGACTTATCACAACACGAAAAAAGAGAAATCTTTGGTAGTTACAATACCAATAAGCAAGTGAAAGCAAAGATAGATTCTCTTATGGAAGCAATGGCAAAGATTGAATGTAATCTTGGTATTGATTCTACCGATGAAGAAAGAGAAAAAGCTAGTCAAGAACAACTGATCTATTTAAGTAAGATCAAAGAACTTGATCCAGTAAAGTATGACATTTTAAAAAAAGTAATATGACACAGACAGAATTTGACAAATTAGTAAAACAATTAAATGATTATTCATTTGATATAATGGCAAACAAAAGACCTGAATACACAAATGAAGATAGAGATGTTCTTGCAAACTTTAAGAGTACGGCAGAACGATTAGAAACATCTGAGATGAAAGTATGGGCAACATTCTTTGAGAAACAAATACAAAGTATTTATGCTCACCTTAAAAACGCTAACCTTAAAAAGAGTGAACCTATACATTCTAGGTTTGCAGACGTTATTAATTATTGTTATTTGGGTTATGCTTTATTTGTAGAAAGAGATGGTAAGAAAAAGATTAATTAAAATTGTTGCTATTGGATTGATAGCAGTATTAAGTATATTTTATGTCAAACACAAACAGAAGAAAGGGTCACGATTACGAGAGACAAATACGGAGAGAATATAGAGAACTCGGTTGGTCTAATTGTGAAACCTCTAGGTACGCATCCAAGATGATGGATGATAGAAAGATTGATTTAGTAAACACTAAACCGTTTGCAGTTCAATGTAAATCATTAATTAATAATCCCTCTTACCATAAGATATTCAAAGAGATGGAAGCAGACGGTGATGATTATAAGATCATATATCATAAAAGAAAGAATGATGGTGAATATGTTATTATGAAGAAAGAAGATTTTCACGAATTAGTCGAGATGTTAGTATGGAATAACATAATAAACTGTGAGACATAAATTAACCTTATGAGACATAAACCCTCCTTAAAAGAAGATAAACTGCTATTATTAGAGTCACTTGAATGTCTCATTAAAAAAGAGATAGAGTGGTCTTACGATGAATCTGAATCGGATGACTGGTCTAAACTTCACGATCATATCAGAAGCTTAAAAAATAAATACGTATAAAATATTGTTTATATTGATATTTTTTTTTATATATGTATATATATTTTTACAACTAAATAATTTAATATGAATATAATTACTAAAAAAATTTCTTTTAATAAATTAAAGACTTTGTTAGAAGATAAAAATTTAATTCCTTTTAATAGAGAAATTAAAAAAACGCACACAAAAAATATGGCAGAAAGTATATTTGAGTGTGGTGTCTTACGTGATCCTGTAATTGGTGACATTTCTTCTTTTGATAAAAAGAAAAAATGGGTTTTGATAGATGGTCAGCATTTGTCTCAAGCAATAGTACAAAATAATTATAATAATAATGAAAGTGTTTTGTGTAAAATAAAAAAGTATTCATCTAAAGAAGAGGTTATAAACGATATTTCTTTATTGAATAACACACAAAAAAAATGGAATGATGAAAATTATTTAAAAGCTTGGTATAATTATGGTATTGATAATCCTAATTGGCAATATTACTCAGAATTATATAGATTAAATTTTGACGTTTTTGTAAATCTTCCTTTAGGATTAATATTATCTGTATATACAAACAGCAAAAGATCATTTAAACTTGGAAAGTTGAATTTTCCAAATAAAAATTTTAGTGATAAGCTTATTATAGTTTGTAATATGCTTAAAGATAAATTTAAAAAACCTGCTCACACAATTACTGGTCTTGTGATGTGGTGTAAAAGTAAAAAAAATATTGATTTTAAAAAACTACAATCAAGGTTAGAGGTTTCTCTGAGAAACAATGAGGATAAAAATTGTAACGGTAGAGATGACTTTAAAGATTTTGTTAATTATTTATATAATAGAGTTTAAACGATTTATTATGAAAAACGATAGTTACCATAGGGCAAAAGAGAAAGCACGTAAGGAACGTGTTAAAAAGCGTGTAGAGTGGATCAATACTGATTGGTCTGATAAGGTAGAGAATAGTGATATAAATATCAAACTAAAGTCTATGAAAGAGTTAGCAGATGAGATAGAAGAATTAATAGGTAAGAAGAAATGATATTAGAACACGACATATTCACCTTTGAGGTTTCAAGAGAAAGAAACAATCTTACTATTAAGATGACCGACTATGTAACTGAAGAAGGCGATACAATAAGTTTATCTGAACCTGCCGATGTCACATACGTGGTTTCTAAGCAAGTCTACGATGAAGCAGAAGATTTAATAAACGACTATGAAGCAGATCATTAGATACCTAGTAAAACGTTTCCTAGACATTTATATATGTACGAGGGAATGTTGTTATAGAGTAGTACCAAGAAAAAATGGTGTATGTAGGTTTTGTAAAATTAAATAATATGAAAAAATATATAGAAAGTTTCTTATTTTTATTGTTGTTGTTTACGACATTATATGTTTCATTAATAATTTTTGTATGAGTTTATATGAATTTTTAAAACAAAACTTTCTTGATTCTTGCTCTAACTCTATGCACGACTTAGACGAGAGAAGAAAGATCATTGAAGAATATAAAGAAGAGGTAAAGCAATTCAAAGAACTATTGAATGACGAGTGTAAATCTTTAAAGCACTTAGAGAAGAAATCTTAATCTTCAGGTTTCTCTTCATAGAATTCAGTGATACTATTTATATCACCTAACAACGTAAGATTACTTTGAGTTGGTCTATGTGATGTAATACTATATCTATTTTTTGAAACATTAAACTCTAAGCTATCAATAGCTTGATGACTATCTTCAGATAAAGTAGTGAAATTAATTTTAGGCAAAGTCAACATATCTATTATTTTTACAAACCCATTACTATCTGAAATCTTTCTAAACGTACCCTCATATCTAAAATTGTTAGTAGCAAATTCGTTTAGTCTTTGTTTGTTTATTAAGGTTTCTAAAGTTGAACCTTGCGTATCATCAAAACCTTTGTAAGCACTTATGCTTGTACCTGAACTATTCACTAAGCTATTAGAATATTTTGTGTCGTTAAGCATACCATATCTGTTTTCTACTGCTTTCAGAACACCACTATTTTCTAAGAAATCTGTTTTGACTATAGTAGTATTTGTATCAAACAATCCAAAGTCAGATTGGTTTCTTAAAGTTACATCATCATAATATATTCTAAAGTCTGCACTTTCAAATCCAGTTTCACGAGGTAAGAAAAATTCAATTTTTGCAGTACCAGTATCAGGAGGAGGACTTACGTTTATTTCATTTAAAATCCATTGCTCTTGAACTGCACCAGTAATAGTGTTTATTCCTTGTGTAGCGTTTGTAGTCCATTCTTGCGTATCAATTTTCCAATAATAGGTAGATACTGCAATGACCGATAACCTAAATCTTATTGAGTATAATAAAAGTTGTCCAGTATTATTTCTATCTAAAGCATAATGTGCAAAATTTAATTTAATTTCTTCAGATGTAGTACCGATATTACCAGTATTATTTTCTGCAATAACAGTAGCAGAAGCACTGTTACCTATAGTGATTAATGAAAAATCACCTGCATAAGGTGTAATACCAAAAACCACACCTGATTGTTGTGCAGTTTCATTGACAGCATAAGCCTTTGATTTATCTGAAATTGTCCAGTCAGTAACATCACGACCATAAGATGGTGTTGCACCAGTAGGTGCAGTATTAAATTCATATCCACTATTATTAAATCTTGATTTCAGAGTGTCTTTTATTCTTATCTGTGTTCTTTGTCTTATTGCAGGTCTTCTTATAACTTTAAGTAAATCATCATCTAAAGGTTGTATTGTGTTTTCAGATTGAGAACTATTTATATTAACTATTGGAGAAGTAATCGATTCCGTTCCCACAGATGTACCACTTTTATCATAAGTCTTAAACTCTTTTGAATAAGAACCACCACCGTCACTAAAAGAAGTTAATGCTAATGAAGCGTTGTCAATTATAGTCCAAGCACTTTCGTGTTGAAATATTCTGCAATTAAACATTCTGAGTATTGATATTAATACCTCTTTACAGTTTAAGTAATTTCCATTCTCATCTTGTAATCCATCAACACTTAGTATGTATGTTTGAACAAATGTATTATCATTGTTTGAAAAACTTGAGCCAGCAAATTGATTCAATCGACATAAAACTTTATAACTAAAATCTAAACTACGAGATGTAGTGCCTGCACCACTTTCTAAATTAATTTTCTTTAGACAATTTTGTATTACATCAAATGCTTGTGGTCTTTCCGTTGTTATATCAACATTATAACCATTTAAAGTACCAATCAAATCAGAAGCGTATATTTCAACGGCAAAAGGATGTTGAGCAATAGGTAAGTTGTAACTGTCTTGCATAATGAAACCAGTCCAAAAGTTTCTAAATATAGTATAACTTTTACCAGTCGTTGTTTCTGAAGTAAATATATCAGAGGCTAGTGTTAGTGTGTTATTGTCTGTTACGGCAGAAACGGTTGTAGTGGTATTGTCTGTATTGTTTATTACTAAGTCACCTACTTTTATTTCAGAAGAAAACGATGCAGTAGAATCTTTCAAAACGCTTACTGAAGTGGTAGAAGTTGTAGTGCCATTTGCGTTCTCTCTGTTTACTTTTATTTTAAATTCTCTATCATTAGTTGGTATTAAAAAATCATACTCACTTCTTTCCCAAACAAAGTCTGCTATATTCCAGTTTGTATCTTCTACTTGCCATTCAGCACCACCAGTTGATTCTTCAACATAAATTTTTAATTTACAAGTTGATCCTATTATAGGTTGAAAATAATCATCATCTTGAGAATAATTTACTGTAACACCATCTTCTGCTAGAGTTAAATTAGAAGAAGGTGTGCCACTATAATTCCATTGAAATATCTGTAATCTAAATTTATGATTATCGGTATCATAAAAATTCGTAAAATATTTTTCTCCGTATGCCATAACGCTAACCAGTTACTCTTGATCTGAAGTCTCCTGCTCTTTCAAGTGCTAATATTAAATCTTGGCCTTTTAATACAAACTCACCTTTTTGATTACCTCCTATTGCACCTACCATCTGTGGTAATCTGTTTAATGGTATTACTGCCTCCGATTGACCTGCCTCTCCAATCATACCCATAACTGGTTTTGTAACTATACCACCGTTAGCAAAACCAAGTATGCCACCCATACCACCACCTGATCCTCCTCCTCCTCCTCCAAAGCCTGCAACAAGTTTAAATGCACTTTTAAATGATGTGCCTCCTATTGCAGCCATAACAGCAGCGATTGCAATCATAATAGCAAGCTGTTTTAATAATTGAATTACAACTTGTTGAATTGATTTTAAAAATGTACTAAAAGCATCAGGATTAGATAAAGCATCAAACATCAAATTCATACCAGTAGTCACAATATTTGAAATAAGTGCAAATTGTTTTTGTGCTTCACTTGTATCTTGTACTGAACTGAGATAATCTCTCGTATTTAAAGACGCAATATTTAATGATTCTGATAGTTGTGTAGTTAAAGGAATTGTTTCTTTTAGACTTGTATTATAGCTTATATTATCTGTAGCAATTTGTGTTGTTGCATCAGATAAATCTTTAGTTGGATTTTTAATTTCATTAACCTTTCTGTTAAACTCTGACAATTCTTTTGTTAAAGTATCAAACTCTTTTTGTGCTTCTTTTACAACTTCATTTTGTTTTAAGAACCTATCTGTTTGAAACTCTAAACTTTTTGCTGTCGTGTTTTGATTACCATTTAACTCAATCAATAAATCACTTAATTTTTTTAATTTTTGATTTTCAATATCTAACACCTCACCTTGTCTTTGAATTTTTGATGTTAAATTATCTGTCTCTACTGATATTTCATTTTCAAGTTCTGCGAGTCTTTGTCTTTTTCTTTCATTGGTAATTTCAACTAATTTTCTTTGTGTCTCAGACAATGCAAAACTTGCTTCTTCTAAATTATCAACTGCATCTTTTGCTTCTTTAAAGTCGTCTATTAATGCTTGATTTGGATTTAACAAATCAGTTATCATTCCAAATAATCCTTTGAACTTATTTATCACAGAAGTTAATACTGGCATTAAGGCATCACCTATAGTATCTTTCATCTTATCAAATGAATCACCTAAGTTTGATATCTGTCCACCTAATGTATTTGATATACCAACCATTGCACCTGATACACCTTTCAGATCACCAAGAGAAAGTATGTAGTTTTGTATTGCGTCAGATGTGAAATCAACTTGTGTCTTTACGTTTTTGAAAGTGAATGTTACTTGATCCCCTTGCTTACTAGCACGAATACCAAACTCTTTTAACCTTTCAAACTCACCTACTTGAGCATCAATAATAGCTTCAGTAAGCATAACAAATTCTTTACCAGTAGAAGATGCTAGATCACCAAGTTTTCTCATCTCTTCTGATGTAGGTTTAAATCCTTGATTAGCTAGTCTTACAAAACTGTCTGTCAATTCAGATACACTAAATGGTGTTTTAGATGCAAAGTCTGTAATCCTATCTAATGCTTTTTGTGCTTCTGATTCGCTTCCTAAAGTATTTGTAAGTACAGATTCAAACCTTTGAAAGGTAGATGTGGTTTCTATAACACCACCTGCAAACTCCATTATCTTATCTACTGCAAAAACCCCTGCAATAACACCACCAACCTTTGCTAGATTAGAACTAAAACCACTAACGCTTTTTTCACTTTTCTTGATGGCTTGGTTAAACTTACTAGCGTCACCATCAAATTCAAACTTTAATCTTTCCGTTGCCATAAATTAGAATTTAGTAACAAATATAAATATTTTACATCTTAGATATTTTACCTTCTGTCATAGTCTTATCCCAGTCTTTTAAAACGTTATCTAATTCCTCTTTGCTTAACGGTTTTGAGACTTTCTTTTTATGTGAATTATCTTGTGGTAGTTTGAATAGTTTATTTGGTTGTATGCGTTGTGAACTCTTCGTTGCATTTACATTTACAAGCATTGCAGATATGTAACGTAGTCTTTCCCATTCTAGGTTCTGATGTATCTGAAACGCTTCAGACATTCTCGTATTCTCTGCAAACGTATTCCTCCAAAAGGTATTAGGGTGTATTCCACATTGACCTATGTAGAAGTCTAAGATGTCCTCCCAAATATCAGTATCTACTTTTTTTTTACTTCTTCCTTAGCTACTCTTGGTATTCCCATATTAAGATCATTACCAAGTATCCTAGATTCAGTAAGTGCAGTCATCACCTTTTGTAGTTCTACTGCACCAAAGTCTTCTAACCAACTACCAACATCGTATATCGTGTAGTCAATAGGGTTCTTTTCTTCTTGATCGTGTGCAATCAAACCTGAATAAATCAATGCTCTGATTGATGATATGTTTAAGTTTTCTGCTGTGAAGTATTGTTCAAGATCATTAAGACCGATACCGAGAGTTTCTGTGAAGTGACACCAAAAATTCATAGAGAAATGGAGGGTTCTCTCTTTCCCTCCAATCTCTATTTTTATATAACCTCTTTTACTATTCATATAGTAAAACTAATACTAATAATTAGAATATAAAAATTATTAGTTTGTACCTATAGAAACTGCACCAGTAGAAGTAAAAGTACCTGAAAAAGTTATAGGTGCTTCTGCATCTGCCGTGTAATCAATAGAACTAATAAACCCTTGTACTGCATAAGTAGTATCACCACTTACGGCAGTACCAAATTTTGCGTGGATTTTTGTTCTATTATTTGCGTGTCCTATCATAGTATCAACATCTACAGTATCATCATAGGCAACAAAAGAATCGAACGATATGTCCAATGATCTCGTGCCTGCAATAACCTCTCTGTAACCACCACTATCTTTAGAGGTAGCTTCAGGAGTATCTAAAGCGAATGATAAACTAGCCGATGTTGAGTGTCCTAAATTTGTAAATGAACTACCGTCTGTACTTATTGATAGTACAAGAAGTGTTCCATTCATTAAACCTGTGCTTGGCATAGTATTAAAATTTAATTGTTAAACAAATAATACTACAAACTTAAATAAGAAAATATATAATTATTTTTATTCAGATACTGATAATGTAATTGAAGTAGGGTTGATTTTCTCTTCTATCTGTGCATCGAGATTAGCTTTCATTTCAGCAACCTTCTCTTCACCCATAGTAGTCTCACACCATTCAGTCACTTTTGCATTTGTTAAATCTGCAAAAGGTATGAAGTCTGTGATGTCATCAGTAGAGATAACTTGCGTACCAATTATAGTAGCACTATATGGATTATCCTTTGCATCTACTT